GAAGCTAATACAGCTGGAGATTGTATTGCAGTTATAGAAGGCTGTATGGATGAAACTTCATTTAATTACAATGAGAATGCTAATGTAGATGATGGTTCATGTATTGCAGTTGTAGAGGGATGTATGGATGAAAATTCAATCAATTATAACCCAAATGCAAATACAGACGATGGAAGTTGTATTCCAATAGTAGAAGGATGTATGGACCCAGATTCATTTAATTATGATCCTAATGCTAATGTAGATGATGGAAGTTGTGTGCCTGTTGTATTTGGTTGTATGGACCCAGATTCATTTAACTATAATCCAGATGCTAATACAGACAATGGAACTTGTGAACCAGTAGTATTCGGTTGTACTGATCCTGATTCATTTAACTACAATCCAGATGCCAACACAGATAATGGAACTTGTGTTCCCGTAATTCTAGGATGTACAGATAATACATCATTCAACTATAATCCAGAAGCTAATACAAATGATGGTTCCTGTATTCCTATATTAGCAGGCTGTACAAACCCAGACTCATTTAACTATAATGAATTAGCAAATACTGATGATGGAAGTTGTATAGATGTAATTTATGGTTGTACAGATAACACCTCTTTAAACTACAACCCAGAAGCTAATACAGACGATGGTTCTTGTATTCCAATTCTTTATGGATGTATGGATGAAACTTCATTTAACTATAATCCACTTGCAACCGTAGACGATGGTTCTTGTATTCCTGTAGTAGAAGGATGTACAGACAATACTTCATTAAATTACAATCCAGATGCTAATACCGATGATGGCAGCTGTATCCCTCTTTTATATGGCTGTATGGATCCTAACTCATTTAACTACAATGCACTAGCAACTGTTGACGACGGTAGCTGTATCCCAATTGTAACAGGTTGTACAGATCCAGATGCATTAAATTATAATCCAGATGCAAATACAGAAGACTTTAGTTGTATAGAAAAAGTATACGGCTGTATGGACCCTAACTCAATTAATTTTGATCCTGAAGCTAATGTAGATAATGGTACATGTATTACAGCAGTAGTAGGATGTATGGATCCAGAATCTTATAACTATAACCCAGAAGCTAACGTAGCAGATCCTGATGCTTGTTTATATGATGCAGGTTGTATAACAGGACCAGGTGAACCATATTGGTTAAATAACCAATGTTATGCTTGGGTAATTGACGTAGATAATTATTGCTGTGAAAATGAATGGGATCCAATTTGTCAGGAAACTTACAATTACTGTGAAAACGGATGGCCAGAAGGAATGGATATAGACGGTATGTTCTCTAGATCATTAGATTTTAATTCAATTGTAATTTATCCAAACCCAACAAATGGAATTATTAACATATCAAGTAATGTAGAAGGGGTAACATTTGAAGTAAGAGACCTACTAGGTAAATTAATTATACCTCCATCATCTGGAAATGTAATAGATTTATCGAAAGCTAGTGCTGGAGTATATTTCCTTACAATAAAGAATGGAACTCAAATATTTAATAAAAGAATAATTAAAGAATAAAATGAAAAAACTATTAATACTACTTTTAGTACTCCCATTTTTAGGTTTTAGTCAAGAATCTGAATCCAAATTTAAAAAAGAATTAAAAAAAACTTTTAAATTTTCAACCATATTCGCCGCAGTAAATGGGGGCACATCTCTTGCAGACAAAAACCAATTCTCAGTTAATACTGGAACTTTAATTCAAGATGTAATTGAAACCCCATTTGACTACTCTTTATCTTTGGGTATAAGAAAAATAGCTAGATTTCAATATGAAAATAGAGCTAATGTATTTTATAATGGTACAGAAGAATCATATTCAGATAATGCCACATTAGGTAAAATAAAAGGATTTGAATTTTTATTTGAAGCTGATTATAGAAGAATACAAGGCGAAACATATTTAGACCAGCATCACTTTTTAAGATATGTAGCTGATAATTGGGTAGCTAAAGTAGAATATCTAGTAGGAGGTTTTATTGATATAGAGTACTTTCAAGCTTCTCAAAGATATAAACATAATATAACTAAAGAACTTTCTATTAATTTAGGGGTTGCACAAAGACTCTCTAAACCTTATGGATACGATCCTTTACAAGAGTGGATGTTAAGTAATGGTAATTTACATTACACCTATTTAGCTCTACAGGAAGGTTATAATGTAAACTTTAACGGAGGAGGAGATATAGAATACCTTAACCCTCAAGGAGCAGTAGTAGCAACAAGTACTGAAGTATGGGAAGAAGTAATTATTCCACAAGTATTAGTTAATTATGTAGAAAAAAAAGAAAATGAAGCTCCATTAAGATTAGAATATTCTGCCATATTTGGTTTTGATTATTATAAGTATACTAAAAACTTCTGGCTACATGCTTGGGGTAATGTAATGCCTATACATATAAAAGGTGGTGATGAATTTTCTTTTCATAATTATAATGGAGGCCAATGGACAGATTATTCTGGGGGTTTAATATTTGGCTACAAATTAACCAAATCATTAGGGTTATTTGCAGAAGGAACATATAATAAATATTGGAATAGAAATTGGCATAATTTTTCAATGGGAGTTAATTATATAATTTTTTAAAAAATGGCAAAAGAATTAAGCGAAAGCACGAGTTTTACAGTTAGTATTCAAACCCTTATAGGTATAGCGTTTGGTATTGCCACAGTAGTTGGTATGTGGTTTGCTCTTCAAGCAGATATAGAAGAAGCAAAAGAATTACCAGTTGCACCACCACCAGATGTTACTAGAATGGAATACGATATGAAAGATCAATTAATCCGTCAAACAATCATGACTACTCAAGAAGATGTTCAAGAGTTAAAAGAAGACATGAAACGTATTGAGGAAAAGATTGATAAACTAAGATAAACTTATTATGAAAAAGTTTTTAATATTACCTATTTTATTATTCTCCTCTATAACTATGTTTAGTCAGGTAGAAGTTAAATATTTTAATGCTGCTTGGAATGCAGCAAATGAAATAGAATGGGTAGATAAACTCACAGATTGTGATATTAAAAAATATGATATAGGATCAAAACCTGAAGACGCAGGTAAATTTAAAGTTGTTGTTGTTCCAACTATATTAATATTTCAGGATGGAGAAGAAGTTGAAAGATACCAAGCAGATATTAGTTTTAAAATGGCAGCAACAAGGGAAGAACTTCAAGATTATATTGACGAACTTATAATGAGCGCTTTCTAGCTCATATTTATTATAGACAAATTAGTTATTAATTAAAATTAGTTATTTATGTTTAAATATTTAAAACGTAATTGGATGGCATTTAAAAATTTATTTGATGATGATAATAACATCAATGAAAAATCAGTAGTAGGCTTTCTAGCTTTTGCTGTAATGGTAATATTTGCAGTAGCTGATTTAGTAACTGGGTATATTGGAAAAGATTTAGTAATAAATGAATTTATTTATGATTCTTTTGTATTAGTGGTACTAGGAGCCTTTGGTATAGCTGAAGCAGGTAAAATATTTGGAGGGAAAAAATAATAATTATGAGTTGTTATACTAGAGAACAAATTCAAACTACAATGGAAAGTAAAGGATATAAATACTTTACTGGAGGTGACTTTGATGTAAACATAATTGGAGTTAGAAACTCAGAAACTAAAGGAAGAGTAACAAACGCATTTGATGATTGTGTTACTATATCATATAAAGAAGATGGTGAATGGAAATTTCACTGTTACCAAGCAACAACAGACCCAGGTTCACATTGGGAACAAAATTTATTAAATAAAAAAGGAGTAGCAATATTAAAACCGGGACAATATAGAGGTTCCCATAAATTAAGATTACACCAAGGCAAATATCTAGCTTTAGGGCAAAAATCAGCCGTAAAAGTTTATAGAGACAATAATAGAGATGGTAAATATGATTTACTAGAAGAAAATATTGATGAAGGTATCTTTGGAATTAATATCCATAGAGCAACTGGAAGATCAGGAGGAAAATCAATTAGAGTAGACAAATGGTCTGCTGGTTGTCAAGTAATAGCTGATAATGATGATTGGCATCAATTCTTAGATATATGCCAAACTGCAAGGGAAATTTGGGGTAACTCATTTACCTATACATTATTAGAAAGTAATGATATGGTGTAAAATGAAAACAACTCAATTTATAATAGCCTTTACTAGTATGTCGTTAGGATTTATATGTTCCTATTTTATGGAACTTACAATGCAAAATGCAGAACAATATTTAGCAATCACCACTTTAGTATTTACTGATGGATTTTTTGGTATAATTGCTGGAATTAAAAGAGAAGGGTTTAAAACTTATAAAGCAATTAAGATTTTAAGAACCTTAATTTTTTGGGTTATTATGTTAACTTTAATATTAGTAATTGAAAAAAGTATACCGGGAGCTGGGTGGTTAAGTGAAACCATGCTTATGCCTCTAGTAATATTTCAATTAATAAGTACAGTAAAAAATGCATCAATGGCTGGGTTTATTAAGGGAGAAATATTAAACCAAATTTTGGATAATATAGATAAGCATAAAGGCCTTAGAAAATAAGTTGCCCCTTCCCCTCTTTTTTACTATATTTATAATCATGCTTAAGAATATTAAACAAGGAATGTTTCCATTCCTAATTGGATTTTCTGCCCTGTCAGTTTCAGCTTCGGCTGCTTTCTATTCAGTTAGTGGCCTTAGCAAACTTTTTGCAGGAGCAAGTTTAGAAGTTATTATAATGGCTGGTTCATTAGAATTTGCTAAATTAGTCACAGCTTCACTTTTATATCAGTATTGGGATACAATTAATAAAACATTAAGAACTTATTTAACTGTAGCAACTATTATATTAGTACTTATTACTAGTATGGGTATTTATGGATTTTTAAGTGCAGCGTACCAAGAAACTTATAATAAATTATCTATTGTAGAAAACGAAAAAGCATTCATTCAACAAAAAATAGACTTTTATCAAAACGATGTTACAAGATATGATCAGGAACTTGAAAGAATTTCTAATAACATTAGTACTCTTTCCAATGCTAGGTCTCAACAAATCCAAGTACGAGACACCTCGGTGGTTGGAGGCATTAGAACCACAATATCAACTTCCGAACTTAGGTTGGCAGCAAGCCGTATTAAAACTGAAGAAGAAAATAGAAAAGGTGTTCAAGTTAAAAGAACAATAGCAGCTGATAGCTTACAAAAATTTCAATTACAAGTACTAGAACTAGATAATAACACAGAAGTCGCTGGGGAATTAGGACCATTACAGTATCTATCAGGACTTACAGGTACTCCTATGGATAAGATTATTAATATCCTTTTATTAATAATTATATTTGTATTTGATCCTCTAGCTATTTCATTAGTAGTCGCAGCTAATTTTGCATTTGATAAAGCTTACCCTAAAAAAAAGTATAAGGATAATTTATATGGTGAAAAAATTGAGGTAATTGAAGTTAAAGATGCTGAAGAAGTTAAAACTAAAAAAGAATTTTTTGATCAATTAGATAAAATAGAAAATTCTAAAAAAAAAACTGAAAGGGAAAATATCTTAGATCTTAATAAAGATGGCATTGTTGATAAAACAGAAATTGAAAAAGCCATAGAAAAAATTGAAGAATTAGAATATAGATTAACATTTCCCTTATCTTCATGGAGAAGAAGAAAAATTGAAGAAGAAATTGAAGAAATAAAATCAAATTTATACGATGATGATCTTGAAAAAATATATTAGCATATTATTTTTATTACCTTTTTTAACCCATAGTCAGTTAATAAAAACTGACATTTTTATTGTTCAATATGATCAAGAAAAAGAACAACCTATATGGGTAGAATATACAGTGCAATGTCCTAAAGGAGATGCTTCTAGACAAGGAATGGATTTTTATAAAGACAAAGAAATTCATACATCAGATAATAATGATTATAAAAATAATATTTGGGATAAAGGTCATTTAGCACCTGCAGCTTCATTTAATTGTGATAAAGAAACATTATATAAAACATTTACATATCTAAACTCAGCTCTACAACACCAAGGATTAAATAGAGGTGTTTGGAAAGAATTAGAAGCATTTGAAAGGGATTTAGCTAATTTTTATGAAGTAAAAGTTAGAGTTGAAGTATATTTTTCTAATCAAAAAGTACCTGGGGGTGCTACTATTCCTTCTGGGTTTAGAAAAATGATAACTTTTGGGGGAAAACAGTATATATTTGCTTTTCCTAATGAAGATACTAAAGGAACAAAATGGATAGATTATTTGGTAGAGTAAAATAAAGGTCGTATATTTAGGGTAAATAAAAGTTATATGTTCAATATTCCTATATCAAGGAAACAAGTCGAAAAACAATTATCACAATATCAAAAACTAAATTATAACCAATTTAGATGGTGGAGATTATATGCTCCAAAAAATAAACTACTTGATAATCGTCAACCATTGCGTGATCGTATATTCAATGGTGATTTTGATTATTCATGTTATAAAGCTCAACAGTATTTAGTTGAATATCAATTAAATGATATACTAAAAGAATGTGATATGGATTATGCTAAATACCTAGAAAAAACCCAAGTCATCAGAGCACGAAGAAAACGTTTAATGGAAGATTTTGAAAAGGATGAAAATGAAAGATTACGTTCTTTAACAGTTGAATTTACAAAATATTTTAAATGTGATAGAGAACAAGTTGAAGAAGAAATGTTAAATTGTAGTGGCTCCCTAATAGATCTTTATTATATTATAGAAGAAAAATATAAGGTAGTACCTATGCCTTACCCATTAAAGCGTAGAGGAAGACCTTCAACAAAAAGTTTAAATATTAAATGAAAGTAAGTCACGAAGTACCCAAATGTTTATTAGAAGCATCACAAGAATTTAATGATTATGATTATGCTCTACCTCATTTATTTGACCAAGATGAGGAATATTTACAATATTTTAAAGATGCCAAAAAAGCAGGTCGTTATATTATTATGGATAACTCTTTACACGAATTAGGAGAAGCATATAATCATGAAAGGCTACGTTATTGGGTTACAGAATTAAAACCAAATGAATTTATAGTACCAGATGTTTGGATGCAATGTGCCCAAACAGCTGCACAAGCCAAATACTGGAAACAGTTTAAATATCCCAAAAATACCCAACTTACCGCAGTAATTCAGGGAGAAAATAAAAATCAAGCATATTTATGTGCGAACTTATTAGCAAATCTAGGATACGAAAAATTATGTGTGTCTTACGGTGCTACATGGTATAATGATTTTTTTCCACATACTAACTTAGATATGGGAAAAGCATTAGGTAGAGTACGATTTGTACAGGGATTATTAAATTTAAAACAATTAAAAGATATTAAGTTTCATTTACTAGGTTGTTCAATACCACAAGAATTTGGTTGGTATGATAATAATCCTAGAATTGAATCAATTGACACATCAAATCCAGTAATGGCTGGTTTAGAAGATGTATTGTATGATGAAAGGGGTTTAAATGTAAAACCTAAAGCAAATATGAATGATTATTTTAATATTGATTTTGATAAATTTAATTATTTAAGTGTCCTTCATAATACAAATAAATTTAGAGAAATTAATAATATTAAAAAAGTAAATATATGGCAAAATTAAGGAGAAGAGTTATATACACAGATATTAGATGGGAAGAAACAGAACCTCTAACTGAAGAACAAATTAAAAAATGGAAATCAGAAGATGAAGATCTTCAAGAAGAAGTTATGGATGAGGTTGAATTTGATTTATCACATGATAAAGCTTTAGAAGATACTGATTGGCCTGAACTAATAGAAGGCGAATAATATGGTAGAAGTAATAAAACACGCATTAGGATTTTGTGGAGAACACTGGCATCCAAATATTTGGACTCTTCTTACAGGAGGGTTTGGATTAGTAGCTATTTATCATTATACTATATCTTATCTTAAATGTAAATTTAAACATTTAAAGTCAGCGTTTGCCTATACGCTTAATAATACCTGGCAAAATTTAATTAATTATTTTAAATCATGGCAAAAAATGTCGTAGTGTCCTTATCAGGAGGGATGGACTCCTCTACTTTACTACTCAGATGTTTATCAGAGTATAACAATGTAACAGCTTTATCTTTTGATTACGGTCAAAAACATAGAGTAGAACTTGAAAGAGCTCAATCATTAGTAGATTATTTAAATGCTAATGGGCAAAAAGTTACTTATCAAGTAATTAAATTAGATGGTTTAGTAAACCTACTAGATTCTAATCTTGTAGAAGGTGGTGAAGATGTACCAGAAGGCCATTATGAAGAAGAAAATATGGTAGCAACAGTTGTACCTAATAGAAATAAAATTTTCTCTTCATTAACACAAGCAGTAGCATTATCTGTATCTAAAAAAACAGGTGAAGAATGTGATATTGCTTTAGGTATCCATGCTGGTGATCATGCTATCTATCCAGATTGTAGACAAGAGTTTAGAGATGCTGATTATGAAGCTTTTAAAATTGGTAATTGGGATGCTGATAAAGTAGGATTTTTTATACCTTATATTGATACAGATAAATTAGGAATTTTAAAGGATGGAGAAGTACTTATTGATAAATTGGGTATTGAGTTTGATGAAGTATATAAGAGAACAAATACTTCTTATAAACCATATCCTTCAGGAAATTCTGATTATAAGTCTGCTTCTAGTGTTGAGAGGATTGAGGCTTTTATTGCTCTGGGGAGAAAAGATCCTGTACAATATGAGGATGAAACTGGAGAAGTTGATTACGAAGTAGCAAAATCACATGTAGAAAAGCTACTAGCTGAATACGCAGCTTAAAAAACGTATGGCTCGTGGTGTAACTGGCAACACGTCTGGTTTTGGTCCAGAAGAGTCTAGGTTCGATCCCTAGCGAGCCAACAAAAAGTTATGAATAATATAATAGAATTATTTCCAACTCCAATAATGGATATTCCTATTCCAAACAATATCATGTTAAATACAGCATGGTTATTAAAACAGGAAATGGAGGAAGATGAACTAGATGATAATGGTTTATATACCACAGGAGAAATTTCTAAAAATACTTATATTTTAGATGAACCAGAAAATAAAACAATTAAAGATTTTATTTTAAGTAAAATTTATGATTATGGAAATAAAATTTTAGGTTATGATTATAAACAATTTAAATTAACCCAATCATGGATATCTTGTAAAAAACCAGGACAAATGCATGACATCCATACCCATCCTAATAGTATAATTTCTGGGGTATTTTATTTTGGAGATAATAAAGAATTTTTACCTAATATAACTTTTCACAAATCTCAATCATTTAGTTTTCCTATTTTAAGACCTAGAGAAAAATATACAAAATATAATAATACAGAATTTGAATTAGGGTTAAATAATTTAATTTTATTTCCCTCATATTTACAACATTCTGTAAATTTAAACAAATCAAACATTCCTAGATATAGTATTTCTTTTAATTCTATACCTTTAGGAATATTTGGAGATAAAGATGAATTAACTGAATTAAAATTATGAAAAATAAAATACATTTAAGTGCTCAAGATGGTGTTTCAATTAATGGTCAAAAAATCCCAGATCCTAAGCTCCACCAATTAATTAGTTTTATTAAATCAGGAATAAGAATAGCTGGTTATATTCTTTTACCATTTAGCTTGGAGATTGCAGCAGGGGTTCTTATATTGAGCGAAATAATTGGTATAATTGAAGAATTAGTATAATGAAGAAAATTTTATATTTTAGCGCAGCATGGTGTGGTCCTTGTAGAACATTAGGTCCTATTATGGAATCTGTAAGTGAAGAAGTAAATTATCAAAAAGTTGATGTTGATGAAAATCAGGATCTATCTATACAATATGGAGTAAGAAATATTCCAACTTTAATTTTATTAGATGAAACCGGTGAAGTTAAAGGTAGAAAAGTAGGTTTACAAACAAAACAAGATATTTTAGAATTTTATAATGGGTAAATTTCAATCAAGTAAAGTATTTGACGGGTTTAGTACAGTGTTCCGTCAATGGAAAGCAACAGAAACACACTGTAGATTCATACATGGTTATGGAATTTCATTTAAGGTATACTTTGAAGGAGATTTAGACCATAGAAATTGGGTATGGGATTTTGGTGGAATGAAAAGAGCAAAAACCCAAATCGATGGTATGTCTCCTAAAGCATGGATGGATTATATGTTTGATCATACTTTAGTTGTAGCTGAAGATGATCCTTTTAAAAATGCTTTTTTAGAAATGGATAAAGCTGGAGCTGCCCAAGTAAGAATTATACCTGCTACTGGTGCAGAAAAATTCGCTGAATATATTTATACCAAACTAAATAAGTTTGTTAATACTGAAACTGAAGGTAGAGTAAAAATTACTAAAGTTAAGTTTATGGAACATGGTAAAAATGCAGCTTATTATAGTGAGTAAAAGGTTATTAGTGAATGAAAAACCACTTTAAAAAATTAACAATATGCACAAACAATTAAAACGTATTGAAGATTACGAAAAAAATCTTCCAATTGTAGAAGTTTATACTGCAGTTCAATCTGAGGGTTCTAGAGCAGGATATCCTACAGTAGTAATTAGAACAACAGGATGTACACATAGATGTTACTTCGGTGAAGGTGGATGGTGTGATTCATGGTATACAAGTATCCACCCAGAAAAAGGCCAATATACTTTTAATGATATAATTAATAAGTATAAAGAAAATCCCCATATTAAAGAAATGATGCTTACAGGTGGTTCACCAACAATGCATCCTGCTTTAGTAAATGAGTTAACACACTTTGCACATGAAAATGATATATTCATTACTATCGAAACTGAAGGATCTCATTTCCTTCCTACTGATTATCCTATCAATTTACTTAGTATTTCTCCTAAATTTAGTAATAGCGTTCCCGTTATTGGTGTTGCTACTCCTCAAGGAGGAATTACTGACGAAAGGATGGTTAAAAAACATAATTCGAAAAGATTAAATTATGAAGCCATAAAACAATCAATATCTTATCATTCTGATTTTCATATCAAACCAGTTTGGGATGGTAAAGATCAAGATGCATTAGCTGAAATTATGGATTGTTTAGCTCAATTAGAAGTATCTCCTGATAAAGTATGGTTTATGCCAGCTGGGGATTCTAGGGAAGCGTTATTTAAATCTTATCCTGTTTTATTTGATTGGGTAAGAGATAATGGCTATAGAATGACTTGGAGACCTCATATTATTGCTTTTGAAGATAAACGAGAAGTGTAGTGGATAAAGAAGAAGCTCTTAGTATATTAGAAGAAATAGAAGAAAACGTAAATACATGCTGTGCCATTACTATGGAACCAGATGAAGTATTAGTATTAATAGATAAATTAAAAAGTTATATAAATGGAGAACAAACGTAGAAAAGTTCATGAAGAACTAGAAGTTGTACAAGTTGGTTTTGCAAATGGTGTTGCTGAAGGATTCCCTTTTACAGATAAACAAAAAGAAAAAATGATTAATCAAGCAGAAAAAGCTTATGGTAAGTTTTTAGATGCTTTAAAATGTGATTGGAGAAATGATCCTAATTCAATGGAAACACCAAGACGAGTAGCTAAAGCTTATGTCAATGATTTGTGGGCTGGTAGATACACTGCTATGTCTCCTATTACATCATTTCCATCAGATGGTTATGACGGTATTATTATAGAACGTAATATACCGTTAACTTCAATGTGTTCTCATCACCACCAAACAATTGGAGGTGTAGTTCACATTGGTTATATAGCAGGAGAAGGTGGTCAAGTAATTGGTCTCTCTAAATTAAATAGAATTGTAGAATTATTTGGTAGAAGAGGAGCTATCCAAGAACAATTAACATCAGCAATTCATAATGCTGTATCTAAAATTACAGATGGAAATAAGGGTGTGATTGTTACTATTGTAGGAACTCATAATTGTGTAAGTTGTAGAGGAGTTAAACATCAAGGAGCAGCAATGGTTACTACAAAAGCATCTGGAGTGTTTAGAGATAATGATAACTTAGCTCGTAAAGAATTTTTTGATAGTTTAAAAATTAATAACGGAGGACACAATATTTAAGTTATGTTAAAAATAGATGATAAGAAAATAGGAATTAGTTGGTGGGATATGACAGATCTTATAAAAGATCTAACTAATAAAATCCCATTTGAAGTACCATTAGCTGATTCAATTTATGGAATACCAAGAGGTGGTTTAATTCCTGCAGTTATGTTATCACATTCAACAGGTTTACCATTAGTAGATACAATAGGAAAAAATACTTTAGTAGTTGATGATATGACAGATAGTGGAGTTACTATGGATAAAATGCCTGGACAATGGACAGCTGTATTATATCACAAACCACATACTTCAATTTTTACTCCAAATGTATATTCTAAATTACATGAAGGAGATGAATGGTTAGTCTTTCCTTGGGAAGATTTTAAAGCACCGGCTAAACAAGATTACTTACAATCAGATGAATTTTTAGAATTTGCAGAAAGAGAGGATAACTCCGTGGTATGGTCAGAAGAAGATAGTAAATTACATACTATAGGAGGATTAACTAATGATAAAGAGGGATCATTTATGAAATTTCAAAATAAAATGAATAAAAATGGGTAAACAATTAGAATTATTTAGCAAAGCCGACGTGCCCTTTGTTAATGAAGTAGAAATATTTAATCGCACGTTCGGAAAACCAAACAACTATGAACCGACAATACCAGAAAAAAAGGAGTGGGAATTCGTATACGACTTTGTACTTGAAGAATTGGAAGAATATAGACAGGCTTGCGAAGAAGGAAACATCGTGGAAGTTCTGGATGCTTTGTGTGATATTGCTTACGTTTCCCTTGGGAACGGTACTATGTTACACGGCCTTAAAGATAAGATATGGCCTGCATATCAAGAAGTACAAGGAAGCAATATGTCGAAGTCTTGTAGCACTAAAGAGGAAGCCATGGAAACTGTCACCCTCCGCTCTAAAGAACAAGATGAGCCATGTCACTTTGAACAGATCGAAGACCGATTTGTAGTATACAGAACACGTGATCGTAAAGTAATGAAATCAATTAATTACTATAGACCAGATTTAAAACAATTTTTTACAGGGGATGAATTACAAAAATTCCACAAACCAGCAACCTTTATTTAATGTATAAAAAATGTTATGCTACAAGGTTAGGGAGTAATAAATATAAGATTCATTTATGGGACGAAGGTGGGTATGATGAAATCGAATGGCATAATCCTGCTTACCAAGAATGTTCTGAAGAAGAGGCAACTCACACAGGTTTAAGTGGAGAGCCTCTTCGTAAAATTTATAAATGGGATAAAAATACTTCTAATCTCCATTTTCATGATATAACCCCTTATCAAAAGTTTTTAATTGAAAAATATGGGGTTAATGATGAACCATCTATAGGACATAAAGAATTATTTTTTGATATTGAGTGTGAAATTGGTGGTGCTTTAACTGAAGAATATATTGAAAGAGCCCCTATGCCTATTACTACAATAGCTTATTGGGATAAATCAGAGGATCATTGGGTTATTTTAGTTCGTGATGATAAGGGTGAATTAAAACGTACCAAAGCTAAAAATAAAGAAATTGTACCTTGTAGAACAGAACAAGAAATATTAGCTAAATTTTTAGAACGTTTTAGAGAAATTGATCCTGATATTTTAATTGGTTATAATAGTGATTTTTTTGATATCCCTTACTTATATTATAGAATGTGTAATGTATTAGGTAAAGAATGGGCTGATCAATTATCTCCCTTAGGCAAAGTAAATGCTAAAAAGAATAATGAATATTTCTTTAAACAAAATCAATTCGTAGATATTATTGGAGTTGAATCTTTAGACTATATGAGATTACATAAAAAATATAGTTGGAAAGATGAACCAAGTTGGAAATTAGACGCTATAGGAGAAAAATATACAGGTATAGGTAAAGTAGATTATGATGGGAATCTTGATCAATTATTTGAAACTGATCTACAAAAATATATTCAGTATAACTTTCGTGATGTTGAAATACTAAAGTTATTAGATGAAAAACTCCAATACATTGCTTTAACTAAAAATCTATCCCATAAAGGAAAACATAACTATAGTGAGGTTTATGCAAATAGTAAAACTCAAGATGGTGCAATCTCAGCTTATTTATTATCCCAAAAAATAATCCCACCAGGTAAAGATCCTAATCCTAGAAGTAAAAAAGGATATGCCGGTGGTTACCTTTTTTGCCCTAAAGCTGGATTGTACAAGTATATGTTTGATGAGGATTTAACATCACTATATCCATCTATAATCATGTCTTTAAACATAGGCCGCGAAACATATAAGGGACGTATTATAGATGCTGATGACCGTAATAATAGATTGGGTCTTAATGATTTAAAAGAACGTGATGAATCTGAAGAATTGCTAGTTGAAAATGCCAAAGGACAACAAACTAGAGTTAATGTTGGAAGATTAATTTCTATGGTTGAACAAAATAACTTAACATTATCTGCTAATGGCTCTATGTTTACTACTGATAGACAATCAACATTATCTACAGTACTGGATAAATGGTTTTCTGAACGTAAGTTGTATAAAGGTAAAATGAAAAAAGCATATAAAGCAGGTGATAAAGAAAAAGGTGCTTATTACCATTTAATGCAATATACAATGAAAATTTTGCTTAATAGTTTATATGGAGCTACAGCATTACCTTCATTTAGATATGGTTTAAGTTTATCTATTTTAAGTGAAGCAATAACATTATCAGGTCACAGAATTATCCAAGAATCAGCATTATGTGCTAATAGACATATGAATAAAGTTTTACGTAATGAAATAAAATTAGAATTATAATGGCTTTAAGTAAACAATCAATAAGAAAAGGAATGTATATCACAGCAAATGGTGATAAAATCAGTAAAGATGAATTAATATTAATTAGTGAAGAATGGACTGAAGTTCAAGAAAATTTCTTTAGAAAAATGTTAAAACAGGGAGGACATTTTAAATTAAAAGGAATTAAATACATAGTTGAATTATCTAAAGCTGATAATCTAAGATCAGATGGTAGTAGAGACAGTGGAATAATCCAAATCCCAGGAGAAGATGGTAAATTTTAAATTATGAAAGTAGAAGTATCAAATGGAGAATTATTAGATAAGATTTCAATTTTAGAACTAAAATTACTTAAAATTGAAGATAAAGAAAAATTAGTTAATATTCAAAAAGAATTTGATACATTGAATCCTTTAGCTAAAGAATTATTTAAGCAATTTGGAGGCCAACTACAAAATCATTATCTTGAGTTGGCTCGTATAAATGGGCTATTGTGGGATATAGAAGATTGGATTAGAGATTGTGAACGAGAAAAAAGATTTGATGAAGAATTTATTCAATTATCAAGATCTATTTATGTTACTAATGATCAAAGAAGTGAAGTTAAAAAAATTATTAATAGAACAACTAATTCAGGTTTAATAGAAGAGAAATCATATAAAGATTATAAGTGAAACATTTAGAAGAAACACCTTGGTTTATTTGCGATAAAGAAGATGAGAATTATTGTGCTTATGTTGATACAGATTCTAATTACTTTAATGCCGAACCCATATTAAAACATTTATATCCTGATTTTGAATTATTTTCAGATGAAGAAAAAGATGAAAAGTTAGAAGGTGTAGCTTTAGCATATCAAGATATTATTACTGAACATTATGATAATTTAGCTACTGATTGTTTTAATGTTAAACAGTTTGGTTGGTTTGATAAACCCCATTGGCTTGAAATGAAAACTGAATGTGTAATAAGATCAGCCTATTTTAGAGCAACAAGACGATATGCACAATGGATTACTAAACAAGAAGGTATTGCTAAAGAAACTTTAGATATTAAAGGTTTAGAATTTATGAAAGCAAATTTCCCACCCATATTAGGAGATTTCTTTAATGACATTTTACAACAAGTACTTAAAGGAGAACAACATAAAAGTATTATTGATCAAATTAAAGTATTTAAAACTCAAATTTTAGATGGTACTATTCCTTTAGCTAAACTAGGTAATCCTACTGCTGTAAAAAAACTAGATAAATATAGTGGTAAAAGTGCTCGTGCAGGTGAAATGTTTACTGAAATATTAAAAGGTGCTCCTGCCCCCGTAAGAGCAGCTATTCGTTATAATGATTTACTTAGATTATGGCAATTAGATAGAAAGTACAATCTAATTACAATGGCAGATAAAGTAAAATGGATCTATCTAAAAGATAATCCTTATAAAATAGAAGCATTAGCATTCTTTGATTATGAAATGCCAGATAAAATAGTTGATTTTTTAAATACTTATGCTGATAGACAGAAAGTATTTGATTCAATATTATTAAATAAATTAGAAGGATTTTTTAGTGACTTAGGTTGGTCTCTTAATTTAAATCCTTATGTAAATGCTTTAAAAAGCTTTGAAATATAAAATAAATTTCATATATTACAATTATGATAAATAAAAGTACATTAACAAGTGTTATATCAAAGTATTATCTTAATGGTTTAAATAACCAAGTAAAATGGAGAATTAAAGACAATACGCTTACAATTTATGCTGGTGAAGCAGGAAGAGTATGTAAAGTAGTAGCTAATAATTTCCCATTAGAAGATGCTGAGTTAGGGGTGTTTGATACTAATAAATTAAATAAATTATTATCTATTACTAATGGTGATTTAATGATCTCATTAGAAAAAATGAAAGCAATTTATACTAAAATGCATATTCAAGATTCTAATTATAATTTAACTTATTCATTAGCTGATACTTTAATTTTAGGAAAAAATGTTTGGTATGAAGACCCTGAAGATTTAGATATTAATATAGTACTAGAATCAGAAGATGTAGATGCTTTAATTAAAGCTAAAAATGCATTAGGTGATATAGATAATATGTTAATTACTACAACTAATGATTTTGATGGTAATAATATTTGTGAATTTATATTTGGAGATAATACAGGATTTTCAAATAAAATTTCATATCAAGTAAATGGTGGTGAAATTAAAGACAATACTTTAAGTATTCCATTTAATTCTGATATATTTAAAGATATATTAAATAATAATAAAGATATGGATAGTTGTTCTTTAAAACTATCAAATACGGGAATATTAAAAATTGAATTTGAATCCGAAGATATTAAAAGTGAATATTTTGTCGCAAGAAACGAATAAAAAACCTGATATGTATGCTGAAGATAAGGCAATTATGCCTTATGGTGATAGTGTAGCTGCTCCCAAAATAGAATTAGAAGATACTAATTCATGGGTTGCAAAACAAACAGTGGATATTAATAATTATTTGTCAACTAAATTTAAAGAATTAAAAGAAGAATATGCTAAACTTATTGCTTTATATAAGTGGAATGAACTTGTAAATAAAGCAGATTTTAGTTTTATTCCTGTTAAAGGGCATATTTATTTCCTTTATCAAAGAGAAAATGGAAATTTATTTTTATCGTTGGTTGAACCTGATTTTTGGGATCAACTTTATGTTGGGTCCGTAAAATTAGACTCAGATAATAAATGGATAAAAGTTGAAGATAGGTAGGAATATTAATTTTCTTTTTTTATATTATATGTATAATAAAATAACAATGGAGTCTAGGGCACATTTGTTATGTTTTTGTTAAACCGCGAGCTTAGGCCGCATAAATTTTAAATGATATGAGTACATTATTTTTAGAACGGAATCCGTTCGACATTTTAGTTAGGAATTTTTTCCAAGACGCTAGCCAATACAGACCACTAGCAGAATCCAAATTACCCCACCCAGTAGATATTTACGAAAGAGACAATGGTTTAGGCATTGATATTGCCTGTACTGGAATCTCTAAAGAGGATATCGAAATCCTTATTGAGGGTAATATAATCAGAGTAAATTACGAAAAACCAAAAGCTGAATTAGACGACGTCTATATCCATAAGGGTATTGCGAAACGCTCATTCAACCTAGGTTGGAAAATTGATGGTAAGTTTGATTTAAGCACAGCAACCGCTGAGTTTAAAGATGGGTTACTAAGAATTATTATCCCTTATACTAAGGGATCAGAGCCAAAAACTCTAAAAATAAGTTAAAAGTTTTATTAAAAATATGTGTCCTAGCACATTGTTTTTCGTATATTCACGTCCAAATAAATAAGTTATATATGGCTAGAAAAGCAAAATCACTCACGACAATTTCAGATCCTTTAATGGAACCTTACTTTATTACTAAAGATGAAGTATGTTATACTGTAAATGAAAGAATTATTCCAAACAAAGATCATTTTAGATCAAAAGGAAATGGAACTGAATACTCAAAACCCCAGGGATATTATCCTGAATTTCAACAAGCACTTACTAAAATTGCTAAAGAAAAATTACATACTCGAAAGGATTACGAATCACTTTCTGAGTTTTTAAATGAATTTAAATCAATAGAAATCAATATTAAAAATTATACAGATGGCCTTAGAAGCACTATTTGATGCGGTTATAGTTAAACCGATAGAAATTGAAGAAACAACATATGGGAATATTATAGTTCCAGATGTAGGTAAAGAAAAAAATGAAATAGGAGAAATTATATCCGTTGGTCCTGGAAGATTAGTAAGTAATGGATCTACTATTCCTTTACCACTTAATATAGGAGATAAGGTTGTTTTACCAACAATGGGTTTTACAAAATTACCATATGATGGAGAAGAATATTATGTAGGTCCTGGTAATCAAATCCTTGCTAAAATTACTGAAACAATAAGTGTTGAAGATATAGTAGCAGAAACAGAAGTAAGTGAAACTGAAAAAGAAATGTTAACAGATATTTAATATGAGTAAACAAGTTATTTTAGGTTCTGAAGCAAGAACTAATTTAGTAAAAGGAATTGATACATTAGCGGATGCCGTTGTATCAACATTAGGACCAAATGGTAGAAATGTAGTAATAGCAAATAAAATGGGATCTCCACAATCAACCAAAGATGGAGTTACAGTTGCTAAATCAATAACACTATCAAACCCAAATCAAGAACTAGGAGTTCAATTAGTAAAACAAGCTGCAATTAAAACAGCTGAAAAAGCAGGTGACGGTACTACAACATCTACTTTATTAGCTAGAGAAATGATTAAAGCAGGGCTAACAGCTCTAAATAATAATGAAAATGCAGTTCAAATTAAAAGAGATATTGATACTACAGTTAAAGAAGTAGTTGATAATCTTAAAAATAATATAGCTGAAGATATTTCAGGTGAAGAACAATTAGAACAAATTGCAACAATTTCTGCTAATAATGATCCTGAAACTGGGAAGTTAATTTCTACTGCTATTGAAAAAGTTGGAATGGAAGGGGTTGTCCATATTGAGGAATCTAAAACAGGAGAAACATATCTTGAAACTGTTGAAGGGTTACAGTTTGATAGAGGGTATAAATCACCTTATTTTGTTACAAATAATAACACTATGACTTCTGTTTTAGAAAACCCCTTAATTTTAATAGCAAATCAAAAAATAACCCAAGTAAAAGAATTATTACCAATTTTAGAAAGTGTATCTTCACAAGCAAAATCACTTTTAATTATTGCTGAAGATATTGATAATGAAGCTTTAGCTACTCTTATTGTAAATAAAATGAGAGGTACAATGAAAGTATGTGCTGTTAAGGCACCTGATTTTGGTGATAGAAGAAAATTAATGTTAGATGATATAGCTATTACAACTGGTGGTCAAGTTTTTGATAAACAAAAAGGAATGAAACTAGATAAATTCAGTTGGGAATGGTTCGGTGAAGCAAGAACAGTAACTGTAGGAAAAGATGAAACAACAATTGTAGATGGAAAAGGAGGAATTGAACAAATTGAAGCACGTATTGAAGAACTACAACAACAAATCGACAAGGCAACAACGCCGTTCGAAACAGAAAAGCTTCAAGAAAGGTTGGCGAAATTCGTCGGAGGAGTAGCTATTATTCACGTAGGTGGAAATACTGAAACTGAAATGAAAGAAAAGAAAGATAGAGTGGATGATGCATTACATGCAACTAAAGCTGCTATTGAAGAAGGCATAGTACCAGGAGGTGGAACTGCACTATTATATGCTTCATCAGGTTTAGAAGCTAAATCAACAGGAGCCCAAATTGTAGTAGCTGCTTGTGCTAAACCATTTAGTCAAATTTTAGTAAATGCTGGTTGGGATGAAGTTGATGGTAGAATTATGGCCGATAATTTAGTTAATTCTGGTGATGATGCTTGGACTGGATTTAATATTAAAACCGCTAAAAAAGTTAATATGAAAGAAGCAGGTATAATTGATCCAACTAAAGTAGCTAGAACAGCTTTACAAAACGCGGCATCAGTAGCTGGTACGGTTTTATTAACTGAATGTACAGTAGTAGATGAACCAAGTGAAGAAACAGCTCAACCACAAATGGACCCAATGATGGGGATGATGTAAAATAATTTCGTATATTATGAGTAAAATAGAATACATTGAAAATCAAATTTTAATAGCTAATAGACAAGCACCTGGGGATAGATGGCAATTAGAAGATGAACCAAATGGTAAAATTCATACTAGTTTAACTGACGCCCTAGAAGCATACATGCATAAAACAGGATTCCAAGGGCATTATAGATTAGAACCACTGGAAAGTAAATTATATGCTATTAGTAGCGAAGAAGTAGAAATAAAACCAGAACCAATAAAAACATATTCCATATATGGGGAATTCGGAGAATAGTTTATTAGTAGAAAAATATAGACCTAATAAATTAGAAAATTATGTAGGTAATGAGAATATTAAGAAATCTATATCTAAATATTTAGAACAAAATGATATTCAAAATTTAATATTTTATGGACCTGCTGGAACCGGAAAAACAACTCTTGCTAAACTCATTGTACAAAATCTTGATTGTGACAGCATTTATATTAATGCTAGCGATGAAAGAGGTATTGAAACAATTAGAGATAAAGTACAAAGCTTTGCTAGTGTGGCTTCGTTTAAGCCACTTAAGGTTGTTATTTTGGACGAGTCTGATTTTCTTACTATTCAAGCGCAAGCTTCGCTCCGTAATATCATTGAAACGTTTTCGCGAACTACTAGATTTATCTTAACTTGTAATTACGTAGAACGTATTATTGATCCTTTACAATCTAGATGTCAAGTACTTAAAATTGTGCCTCCTAATAAAAAAGATGTTGCTAAGCATTTAAATTGGATTTTACAACAAGAATCAATTTCACATGACATAAATGATTTAGTACCATTGGTTAATCAATATTATCCCGATTTACGTAAGTGTATTAATACTATACAATTATCAACTGTAGATGGTGGGGCAAATGATTTATATCTTAACTTAGACCAATCAGTATTAGTATCATCTAATTATATAGATAAAGTTATTAATGCTTTATCAGAGGGATCTAAACATAATAGAATAGATTGCTATAATGATATTCGCCAAATTATAGCAGATGCTAATGTAGATGATTTTGATGAATTATTTAAAGCATTATATGAAAGAGCTTCTGAATATTTACAAGATAAAGAAGGTACAGCAGCTATTTTAATAAATGAACATCAATATAAAGCAAATTTCCGAATCGACAAGGAAATAAATACAATGTCACTAATTTCAAATTTAATAAATAATAAATAATTATGGAACAACAAGTTCAACAACCTCAAATTGACCTAAAAAACACTAGCGAAGTAAAAAATAGTGAAGGAGGGTCTATTTTTCAACAAGGAGTAATTTTACGTAAAGTATCTCGTTTTGTAACAGGAACAGATAGTGATGCTTTAATGCCAATTCCAGTATTTTACGATCCAACTGTAAATAAAATTTTAACCGATTCAGTGCCTAAAGATCTAAGAGAAGAATTAGCTGATGAACTGTGCTAATATATTTGATTGGCTTAAACATATAAATCAGTATAAAACACCCCCATCAAAATTTACAGATAAAGATTGGGATGTTTTTAATAGTTATATGATTCATAGGTTTATATCTATGGATAAAAGTTTAATTGAAGTAGTAAATTATGTTCAAGAATTTCCACCTCAAGAAAAAGTAATGATTTATAACATTTATAAGGAATTTATTCCTAAAAATAATAAATGGAATAAATATATTAAATCAAAAACAAAACAGCCAAATAAAGATTTAGTAGAATATATTAAAAATTATTTTGAATGTTCCTCTAAAGAAGCTAAAGAATATATTAATATTTTGGGGAACCAAGAAATTAGTCGTATATTAAATCAAATAGGATTAGAAAAAAAAGAAATAAAACCATTATTAAAATGACACTAGAATTATACAACATGCTTAAATCATCTGCACAAGCGGATAAAGATAAAGCTTTATTATCATTAGAATTATTAGGCAATAAGGCAGTAGGTATTGGAGACCATTCAACTGAAGATTTTTACAAAAATGCTGAAGAAGCACTTGTAATGTTAGTTGATGCAGACGATAGATTATC